AATCCTGTTGTTTGCAGGAGTCCCCTTGAGGGTGATCTGCTGACTGAAAGAGTTTTTGACAATGGTGGGATTGGACAGGTCATCCATCTGATAGTTGAACAGGATGAAAGACTGATCATCCAGGTCAGCCAATTGATCCCCTATGTAAAGACTGATTTTTCTCCTCATCGTTTTCTTGGAAAATAGATTCTTGATCCATGCAATCACGGATCTCAACCATTTCATCATCTTCTTATCCGGTTTTGAGCAATCTGCACCTGGATGGTGTAGTCCACCAATCTCCCCTGGTTTTTCTTTGTCCGGTATTCACAGGAGGTCATGGGAATGGTTACCGGGATCATCTGCTCATTGGCAATGTCATACAGGTACACATCCGTTGAGTTGATCAGATGGTGCATCCTCTTCCCCTGGTCTCCAAGCAACCACCCGGTGTGGAATGTGAATCCCTTGGTGACCTCATTGACATAGTTGTCAATTCCCCTGTTCTGAATATCCCGGTTGTCATAGACCACCTCCCTGGTGTATCTCTTGAGGGTGTCCGCCTCCAGGGTGTTCCCCTCGATGAGGAGGGAGTCCCAACCACCATAGGCATTGACATAATAGAGTGCATATTCCGCACACTCTGTGACAACCTCCCAGGTGGAATTCCCCACGGTTATCTTGGCAACATTGTCCCAGGCATCCGGGAGAAAGACTGCAGTTCCACTCCCGGCAGATCTGACACTCCTGGAGAAATCCGCATTGAAATCCGCATTGAAATCATTGGAGATGGCAACCGCAATGATGACCTGGGCAGTTGTCCCGTCCTTGAATGTGATGGTGGCATTCACCTCCGAGACATTCAGTCCCGTCCATACAATTGGCATCCTGGCATCAATGTGACCGTTGATGGGGAATGACATCCCCATGGTGGCAGCATTGTAGCCATAATCGTATGACCAATCATTGATGAATTGTGCGGTGGTGATGTCCACCCATTGATACCCCTGTGCCCCGGAGACTCTCAATTGCACCTTGAATGTGACCGGGAGGGTGATCCTGGTGAATTCCGCCTGTGAGAGGGTGGGCAGGACATTATCCAGGTAGTCCGCACAAATATCATTGATCCTCACCTGTGCAGAGGTCTCACCAGGCTTTGATTGTGCATATCCGGAATATATGACATCCTCGGTGTCAGCCACAATGATCCGGTACACCCCTGCAAGTTGAGCAAAAAAGTCTTTCCAAATGGGAACTGCAGCCATGTTGAGTTTTTCCAGGAAATATCATTTTGCCTGGTCTCCGTAAATGACACCATTTTCGTGACCTCACGAAAATGATGCATGATGCAGATTTTTCAACTTTTTTCTCCTAACTTGAAAAAATAATTTGTTATTTCAAATTATTGTAGTACCTTTGTGGTGTCAGATGACAACAACATAAAATCTTTATACAATGGAACAGAATTTCAAACTCACCGCAACCGCCCTCAAGAATGGAAAGACCCTCTACCAGGTCATTGACAACCAGGGAAACATCATCTCCAAGCGCACCTCCTCCCGGAAATATGTTGCTTGCACCATTGACGGATCTTTCTATTTCGGCAGACTTGATCTGATTGGCAAGGGTGAACATGGTCAGACCCTGGCAAGAATCCAGGAATACAAGGACACCTCCAGTGAGGCATATGATGCCCTGCTCAAGCAGACCCGGAAAGAATGGGAAAGAATGTGCCGGATGCACCTGCAGACCTGGGCAACCTATAGGAGAAAGGATGACCCCATGGAGGAATGGCAGATCAAGTTCCTGGAGGAAAACTATCCCGATGTTCCGGAGATCAAGACCGCCAAAACACAATGGGACTACCAGGTGATCACCATGAATCCGGAGAGACACTATCAGTCTGCACTCAAGTACATCGGTGACTATGAGACCTGGAAAGCAAAGAGGATTGCCTGGGTTGCAGAGACAGAGCCAAAGATGCAAATTGCCTACCTGGGACAATAAATCCGGACACCACAAGAAAAGGGAGATCAGAAATGACCTCCCTTTATAGTATTGCATTCCACATAGGTCTATAGCCTCGCCAGGCATCTACAAGACTGAAGATTTGCACTCCTGCAGCAATACTATTTTTCAACAACAATCTTTCTGATGTAGTTCTCCATGTCATGCCCAAGGGCAATGGCAATCTTTTCCTTATACCAGGGAATCACCCCGTCCTTGACCTTTTCCAGGTCATGACTGCCCTTTGTGCCATGCCTGGAGATTGCCCTGCCAATGAGGAAAGCAAGTGATTGCGGAGATGGTATCCTGCCATTCCTGTCCGGTCTTGGGAGGACGGGTTTGATGTTCACCCATTCCAGGATCTTGTTTGGCGGAGGGAAATGAGGTCTTGTGTCATCCTCCACATATTTCCAATAGTCATTGAGGGTCATGGTGACCTCATAGGCATTGTCCCCCACAACCACCTGGGTCTTGACTGAATCAATCAGTCTCTGTGAATACCCGGTGGGGACTCCTTTCTCGGTGTACCTGTCATTGAATTGCAGGTGTTCCTTGTAGTTGTCCCGGATGTCATTGGCAAGATCCTGCAGGACTTTCTGCAGTTCTGAAAGGTCAATCAGTTCCATATCAATGTGTCCTTTTCCATTCCTCAATGTCCTCCTTTTCCTTGGCAATCTTGTCCTTGCGATAGGAGAGGATGTTCAGAAACTCAATTGCAGTCCATCTCATCACCTCATCCCAGGAACACCTACAGGTCTCGGAGGCTGCATCTACATTTGCAATCCATCCCCACTTGTCTCCAAAAGTCTCTCCTGTTCCCGGATCTTCCCCAGGATCTCCTCCCTCTTGGTCTTGTCCTTGATCCTCATTGCCTCCTGTTTGGAGTAGTTCAGAGAATCCTTGATTGATTTCCTGCACCAGGTCAAAAAAAAACCTGCAAGAGAGACACCATCAGAGACTGACATCTCCTCCCGGATGGCTTTCTGCACCTCAAGGATGTCATATCCCTCATTGTAGCGGTGACCCTTGGGGACAAGGATCACGGACAGGAATTCAACCAGGTATTTGTCAAGATCCGGTGCATAGGTTTGGAAATCTATGTACTGACATGTCTCAATCTTGCGGAAATCCCTGCAGGGGATGAGTTCAAACTTTCCCAGGATGTATTTCTTTGCAACCGGGTGATAGTTGATATTCTCCGGATCAAGGAAACCGGATTTGACCACAAGTTCCTTGTAGTCCTGGATGGGAAGATGGAGGATCTCTTCCTCCGCCACCCCGGTGAGGATGGAAAGGATCTGCACCTGTTTGTCAATGTCCTCCAGGGATTCATTCCGGGAGACCTCCTGGATCTCCATGTATTTCCCCAGGGTGAGTTTGTTGTAAGAATCAATTATGTCCATATCTGTTTCGTGAAAATGAAATTGAATATTGTCCGTATCCGGCATTTTTCCCAAACCTTGTCCAAAGGGCATATCTCAATGCATCCAGGCAATGGTTGAACTTGTCAATGGGCACATTCAAGGGTTTCCCGTCCCCGTCCTTTTCCCAAACATAGTTCCTGCCCTCATTGATGAGGTCAATGGAGTCCTTGGTGAAATAGAGAGTCCATCCCTGCATCCATTGCAGTTGGAATTTGAGTTTGTCACTCTTGACGGGTGCATTCTTGTCGCAGGGGATCACCTTGAATCCTGCCTCCTTGATGTCAGCAATGGATTTCGGCTCTGCACAATCGGCATAGATCTCCACCCGGTTGGACACACCGTCCTCCTGGAGATCCTGGATGATGTGCTTGTTCTGCATGTGTGTCCTGTAGCACCTTTGTCTCACCCAGGCAATCTTTTTCCTGGGATCTGCAACCACCTGCACCCTTGCGGTTGGATCATTGGTGAATCCAAAGTCAAGACCCTGGATCTCCACCAGGTTGTCCATCTCCTCCCTGGTGGGGAGGGAGTCACAGAGTTGGAATTCATAGATCAGACCGTCAAGAGTTCCCACCTCTCCCTTTCCATAGACTTTCCACCAATTTGCATCAGACTTGTTGTCCTCGATCTCCGCAATCTGTTCCGGAGTGAGGAATTCATTGTCCAGGTAGGTGGAATGAATGCAGATGCAGTTCTGCCTCGCCTCAATGATCTCATTGAGCCAAAAGGAATGGGTAGGGTTATAGTCCAGGACAATCTGTCCCCTGGTACGGACAAAGAGTTGTCTTGCGATCTCATAGGAGATGTTTTGACACTCATTGATGAACAGGCGGTCACGGGCAGATCCATGCACCTTTCCGGCATTGTCCACGGAAAAGAATTCCAGGATAGATCCGTTCTGCCAGGTGTAGGTGTGTTGTGTCTCATTCCACCTGGACTCCTCCCATAGACCCTCCTTTTCCATGATGGACTTGAAATCACGGATTGCACCTCTCTGCAGGTGGGGCATGGACTCCGACACCACGGAGTTGACGGTTGCAGGCTTGCCAAGGTTGACCTCCTCAACAATGGCAAGGATGAATGTCTGCAGGATGGAATAGGTCTTTGAGGATCGTGTCCCACCGCAAGATGAGATGTACCTCAAATGCCTCTTCCAGGCAGCAATTGTTTTCCGTGCAACCTTGGTCAGTTTCATCAGTTGAAATCCTTTTCCATCTCCCGGAGTTCCTCCAGGAATGCATAGTCCTCCTCCGTGAATTCCTCCACCTGGATCTCATCCTCCCGGTCTCGCTGCAGGAGTTCATCCAGGTCATCCGGTGTCCTCTTGATCTTCCTCATCATCCAAGTCCTCCAATGATCGCATCCTTGGTCTCCTCATCGGTTTGGATGTTCAGAGTGATTCCTCCGGAGTGCTGCACCTCTGCAGAGATCCTGGGTTTCCCATAGAGTCTGTCCATGATGTCCATCATAGCATTGAATCCCCATCCATCCTTGCAGAGTTGCCGGATGGCAATCTGCAGGACAAAACCATACTTGCCCAATGACCCGGTTTGAGCCATCAGATATTGTTTTGCAGTAGTCTCGTCCGGCAGGGTGAGGGCAAATGCCAGGACACCATAGACCTGTTCCTGCATGTCTGCAGGGAGACTCTTGATGGCAGTCACCAATTTCTTTGGTCTGCCATTGGGATTGTGGGTCTCTCCAGGCTTGCAAGGTTTCAGATTCTCCGGGTGGAGTTGTGGTTTCTTGTTTGCCATAGCTATCCTCCCAAATATGCTTTGTTCCTGCCCATCTCAATGGCGATCTCCCGGAGGAGGGATTCATCACCCGGATTGGGCATGTAGATTCCATTCTGTGATCCCCACCTCTTGAATCTGTCAATTGCCATGGACATCTCCTCCTTGGTGAGGTCAGCGGATGATCTGACCGAATCAATGCAGTTCCCCAATTTGTCAAAGTGCTGCCTATGGAAGAGATCAGAGTTGCAGATCTCCTTGAAATAGTATTCCTTGACATCGGC